CCAACGCCGCCGCCTACGCCGCCGCCAACGCCGGAGCCCGTGATCGCTTATTGGCCTCCTTCGCGGAAGATGTCGTGCAAATACTTGTTGAGATGAAAGCACCGGGCTGTCAATGGTTAGTGTTGACTGAATAACCGCAACTAAGTTCCGCGTGTAGCACCTTGAACGGTCAGGGTTGCTACGCGGTGCACTGAGCACTTAGTCACAAAATAAATTTCAAGGAATCACGAACATGTCACGCTTTTCAAAATTCGCTGTTATCGCTTTGGTATCTTTCGGCGCTCTGACTGCCGCCCACGCGACACCGCCTGTTCACCAGACCGTTGTCTACTTCGGTGACCTCGACAAGAACACCCCAGAAGGTGCGCGCGAGCTGTTCCAACGCATTAAGGTTGCGGCCAGGAAGGTCTGCCCCAATCCGGATGTGCGCAACGGTACTCGCTTCTACTCAACGGCTGCTTGCCAGAGCGAGGCAATCGTGCGTGCTGTGCATGACGTCTTCGAACAGCAGCTCGCATACACAGTGGTTACGCAAGGTAGATAACAGCCTTCGGTGACTTAGTAGGTGTAGCTGATTAAATAATTAACACGGAGTAAATAACATGACGACCGATAAAGACGAGTGGATATCGGATGATAAAGACGAGTGGATATCGGATGATAAAGGTAACTGCTGTAGCGTGGAGCACTTCGGTTCTCGTGAAGCTGCTCAGGCGGCCCTAGATAGCCTCAAAGACTGCCGAAACTGTACTAACTGCTCGTACTGCTCGTACTGCTCGGACTGCTCAGGCTGCTCAGGCTGCTCGTACTGCTCAAGCTGCTCGGGCTGCTCGCGCTGCTCAGGCTGCTCGGACTGCTCAGGCTGCTCGGACTGCTCGTACTGCTCGGACTGCTCAGGCTGCTCGCGCTGCTCGGACTGCTCAGGCTGCTCGCGCTGCTCGCATCTTGCCCATCTCTACGGCAAGATTGGGATTCATGCAGATCCGACTGTCAAAAACGATGTGGGCGCACTAGTAATTCCGTGCATCGACAATATTCACCAGCGAGTTTGGGAGGCGGTGAATCGCCCCGATGCACTGAACATGGGATGGTGGCATACGTGCGAGACGACGCACTGTAGGGCCGGATGGGTCGTGCATCTTGCTGGAGAGGCAGGCTACGCCCTGGAGCGCTTCCACAACGTCGAGCTAGCCGCCATGTTGATTTATCGAGAGAGTGGCTACCACATCAACCCGACGCGTTTCTACGACTCAAACGAAGATGCCTTGGAGGATATCAGAAAGCTGGCTAATATTTAGTTGACACTGATCCAATTAACGTTAATACTTCACCCCACAGCGCAAACGCGCTGCTCGCGGCATTCAGTATCAGGATGAGCGGGTCGACTTCGAACGGGAAGCCGGTAAGGTCCTGCAATTGGCCGCGTGACAAACACGATAACCGGGGCGCGCCCTAGGCGCCCCTTTAAGGAGTAAACGCGCTCACAGCTATAACAGACAGAATAACCGAGTAGCCCCTTCAAGGAGTAAACGTGGATATTGATAATTTGACCATTAAGCAAGCTCGCGAGCTTGCGAATCTGTTCCAAAACAAAAGCACTGATTCGAGCGCTTGGGAAATCGGGAAGGTGTACTTGATTCGCACTGTCACCATGATTGATACCGGTCGCCTCGTCGCGGCGACAGAACACGAATTGGTGTTGGAAGACGCGGCATGGATTGCAGACACCGGCCGCTTTGCAGACGCGCTAGAGAAATGCGACTTCAATGAAGTTGAGCCGTTTCCAGACGGTAGGGTAATTGTAGGCCGCGGCGCGGTAATTGACGCTGTTGTCGTGCCCGCTATTTCCCGAGAACAGAAATGAACGCTGCGGTGACCCGCGCAGGTTTTGATAACCCGCGGTCGCGGTCGTGGTCGTACTAACTATGACTATTACTAGGGCGGGTACTGACACCCGCTCTTGGAGGACGAAGCGTGTTCAATCATAACAGAGACGGTTCTACGGTGACTCGCGAAGTATTAATTACCAACCCCGCACTTGCCGAGGAGCTTGAGGGCCTCATTGACGGTTACGGATTGGAAACTGTTGAAGAAGCGCTTCGCGAATTGCGAGAGGAGCAGGGTAGTTACGACCCTACCCCTTGGTGTACCGGATGTGGAGCTATGAAAGCCTCACAGTGTAAGTGCGGTCCTATCACCGCTAACGAGTGACCCCTTTGGCACAGCATGCTCACCAATGCGGTATGACGGTATGGGGAGTAATCGAAGGATATGGGTGCGGTCACGTATGGTCGCACGAAACTAACCAAAACTGGTCAGTGAAAGATCACTACTGCCCAAGGTGCGGTAAAGGGCCTTTCACTTTTATAGTAATCGAGAACGAACATGGGCAAGCCAAAAAAACTGTTGAACGTGACTGAGCTAGTGGACCGTATTGGGTGCATTAAAGCCAATATCGCAGACCTCAAAGCGCAGGAGAAGGAAGCACTTGAGGAGCTTAAAGAGATGGGGATAGGAGAGCGCCAAGGTCGACTGTTCGAAGCGAATGTGTTTACGCAATCCCGCTCCACAACAGCTTGGAAAGAAGTCGTTGCAGAGGCTAAAGTACCTCAGCGGATTATCGATAAGCACACTAAGACCCAAGACATTCTCGTCTGCAAAATCACCGCAAGGAAGTAACTGTGACGAAAGCTAGTTCAGGCGTAGCGGCGTGAAAAAGTGGCATGATTTTACGGTACAGATACTATTATTGGTAATAGTATTCGCGGTACTGAAGGTACTTCAAAGCTATATGTGAGGAGGTGATACGTCGAAGGGCTAGAGGGTAATTGCGTTACATAGGATAGTGTTATGCTAATACTGACTCGCCGGCTAACTGAAACGATCATGATCGGGGACAACATCACGGTGACTGTACTAGGTATTGTTGGAAACCAAGTACGCTTAGGCATCGCAGCCCCTAAGAACGTCACTGTCAACCGGGAAGAAGTGCACAATCGCATACAGCACGGGAAGGAGGTATCGACAACATGAGTTCCGTAGGCCATCGCCCCACGTTAGAAGACATTATCGCTATATTGACAGCGTGCGAAGTCACCGAAGCTATTGTACCTATGGATGGGAGTAATTGGGCTGAATTTCACTTGGTGTTCAATCGCGATAAGTTAATTAAAGAAGTAGAGGGGTGGAGCGATGGCCTACCTAAACCGCGCTGGTTGTTGGAAGAGGTACTAGGGCAACTCAAAGAGTGGTACCAACAGAAGTGTCGTGAGCAACAGTGGGTCTCTAAGGAAGGTGACGTTACTTCCATTGATGGGCTCATAGTGCACTACGCGGCCGAAATGCAGAAAGCGCGCAACGCCGCCCCACAAACAACCTTGTCCCGCATTAACGCTAGGGCATACGCGGATACCGTCCTACGCCTCAAGGAGCTGAAAGAGCGACGCGAAGCTGGGGGGGTCTACTCACAGAACGAAAGCAGTCGAGAGAAAGCGCGTAGGGCTTGGGCGGATGACGAATACGAAGCGCCGAAACGAGAGAAGGAGCAACAGCAAAAAAGGTACGCGGAATCGGGTACATATAGCTCAGGTTTCGGGCCTTATAGCGAAGAGACTATTCGTCAGATGAACGATGCTCTAAACAAGCATTGGAATAAAATGTTTGAGGAGTCTGTGTTTGGTAGCTTTAGACAAAATAGGGCTACCCCACCCCCACCAAATACTCCAGGTAAAAAGCCTTGGTACGACACACTTGGAGTCTCGGTAAAAGCAACCAAGAAAGATATTACTAAGGCATACCGCAAGCTTGCCGCGCAATACCACCCTGACAGGTACAAAGAGACAGACGCCGCAGTTCGCATGTCTGAAATCAACGTCGCACGAGATGAAGGGTTGGCAGGACTATGACCACTTGGTGCACGGCACCCCCTTGGATGACCTTTTGGTTGGTCGTAATAGCCCTACATGCAATCGCCCAAATGTGGCGTGATTGGTGTAACAAGAACAAGACTGCCTGCGATTGCGCTGAGGACGAATGAGAAACGCTAATTGCACTCTTTGCCCTCTCCACGCAGGTGCCCGCACCGTCTGTGTGGCCGGAGACGGGCCTAGAGGCGCCGATATCCTTGTGGTAGGGCAGAACCCCGGGTACCAAGAAGACCGCGTCGGTAAACCGTTCGTAGGGCCTTCTGGGCGTACCCTGAAGGGGGAACTAGCGAAGGCCGGGCTGGGCGAACACAAGATACGGTACACGAACGCCGTGCGCTGCTTAACTCCTGCGGACCGTCCGCCAACTGCGAAAGAGATCAAGGCGTGTAAGCCGTACCTCGATGCAGAAATCAAGCTCATAGACCCCAAGTACATCGTGCCGCTAGGCGCTATTGCCACAAAGGCCGTAGCGAAAGCAAAAGTCTCCACAGCACACGGGCAAATGATTGAGAAAGACGGGCGCGTTATCTGCCCAACATACCACCCCGCGGCAACCTTCCGAGACCCCTCTAAGTTACTTGTGATCCAGCAAGACTTAGCGCGGCTCAAGCGCCAGATAGATGGCACGTTAGGCGAGACTCAAGACGCGTTCAAATATCGTGTTGTAACGACTAGAAAGTTGCTACGTGAGTTCTTCGCAGCGTTTGATGCTGCAGAGGAGTACGCCTATGACACGGAAACCAACGGGCTATTTCTACGCAAACCTGACTTCGTAATCCGTTGCATCTCATTTGCACTAGACGACTGCTCGTGGGTAATTCCACTCGAAATGCATGGGGGGTTCTATGAAAGTGACTTCAATGCACAGGCGGCATTTTTCCGCGTCATGGCGCGAAAAGCGAAAACGAAGTGGGCTGCCGTGTTCCACGGTAAGTATGACTCTGGAGCCATCCGACGCGCATATGGGGTGTCATTGCCGCACCACTTTGACGCCATGCTGGCCCATCACCTTATCGACGAAAACCAAGATCACGACTTGAAGTACGTCTCTCGCGTCGAGTTAGATTGTCCGGAATACGACTTGGGTAAAGACCTCAAGATTAGCGATAAGCCGGAATGGCGTGAGAAGATGCAGGACCCCGCCAATCGGGAAAAGTATTGGGAGTACAACGCTCGCGACGCCTGGAACACCCTGCACCTAGCCCGCAAATTCTCGAAAGTATTTCGCAAGACCCCGCGGCTACGCAGGTTGTTTAATGAGTTGGTAATGCCGTCCTCTTATGCCCTGGAGGCGATTGAGGCGGAAGGTCTACCAGTCGATAAAAAGCAGTACTCGGCGATGGTAGAAGACTTCAGTAGCCGCCAAGGTTTTGCGTTAGCCGCATTGGAAAAAAGTGCCGGGGAGGAAGTTAATTGGAACTCCCCTCAACAAGTCGCACGTATACTCTTTGAGAAATTAAAGCTGACCATTCAGTCACGCACGCCTACCGGCGCGCCATCGACGGGGGAAGCTGCCGTAGTCGACTTAAAAGGCAAACACCCTATCATCAACGAGCTGCTCCATTTCCGCGAGCTAGAGAAGATCCTCAGCAGCTATCTGGAAGGGTGGAAGCAGTACATTGTAGGCGACCGCATTTATTTCAGCTACAAGCAGCCAGGGACAGTTACCGGCCGTTTCAGTAGCCGACTGCATCAGATCCCTACGGACGGGGATATTCGCGCCATTATCGCCTTACAGGACGATAGCGACTGGGAGTTCGTCGCTGCAGATTTATCGCAAGCCGAGCTGCGCATAGCTGCAGAAATGTCCGGGGACACGACGCTTATCGATATCTACCGTAAAGGGCAGGATGTTCATTGGAATACTGTGCTGTTTCTGGTAGGTGCGGGGCACATGCCCGAATACGCCCAAGCAGCTATAGACACCGTAGCTAAACTGAATGTCTGCAAGAAATACGGTAAGCCATCGTTGTCGGATGCTCTAACTATTATGCGGGAGCTGGGGGTAGAGGCCTGTACTAAAGCCTGGAAAGAGTGGAAAACCGCCCGTACTAACGCTAAACGAGTATCGTTTGGGTACCTTTACGGCATGTACGAGAACACGTTTATGAAGAAAGCCCGCGTTGACTACGATTGGGAATGCACTTGGGACCAAGCACACGCATTCCGCACAGGCTTTTTTGAGGTATACCCCGGCATAGAGCCCTGGCACAATCGCTGTAAGCGTATCGCGCGCATTGATGGTTACGTGGCGAATATGTTCGGACGAATACGTAGGCTACCGGGCATCCAATCGACTGATAAAGACGCTCGTATGGAGGCGGAGAGGCAAGCCGTTAATGCCCCCGTACAGGGTACAATCGGCGACTGGAAAGCTGCTGCCATGGTCGAAATTAACGAGACAATCGACCGTGACCAGTTTAGGCTCTGCGGAGAACACCATGACGCCTTGCTAGGACTCGTGCGCAAGGGCTGCGAGGACGACGTATTGCCGAGAGTGCGACGAATCATGGAGCGCCCCAGGCTCCTGAAGACCTTTAAAATCCAAATGAACGTGCCTATGATCGTTGACGTTAACGTCGGAGCGTGGGGACGTGGGAGAGTTTATCGTGACCCCAGTTGAGATACCTACAGCTGATTTAATCTATTACCCCATGCCGTGGGGGACTGAGCTGATTCTCGTTGTGGACCGTAACTCCTTCGACGCTCTAAAAGAGCTTCTTCGAGAAAAGTCTGCATATACCCGCACTCCGGAGGCTACTGCGTCGCTGGAAGCCCCTAGCGACCGTGCGCAGCGGGAAGCCTTAAAGCGACTCTTCGACCAAATACGCGACGTTAACTACAATGCCGCGTAAGAGCGCAGGCACGTTTCAGGGTAAGCCTTGCCGTATCTGTAAGGCTACCGAGCGATACATCACGAGCGGCTGCTGTACAGCGTGTCAGAGGTCCCACGGTAAGCGCTGTGGGCTTGCCTTGACCTCGTACGACATCCCCAAAGCATTCTTGAATTGGATTAGTGCCCCTCTACCGGAGTACATTGATGGCCGAATCGAAATTTGAAACGTGGTTCATTGCCCAGCACGGCATGCGTAAAGCCCCTGAGTTGAGAACTTTATCAGATGAGGATTTAATAACATCGATACAATGCGCTAAAACAGCTAAACAAGAGCTACAACGACGTAAACAATGGGACGCGCGATGGGAATCTGCGTTATACGCGTGGCAAGCTAGAGAAAATGTTTAAGACGGGCTTCAGTAAGGTTAAGGCTTGGCGTAGTTGTAACAAGAAATACGAATACGCCTACGTGCGAAACCTACAAGCCAAGCGTAAGCCTGCCGCACTGTTTCGCGGGACCATACTGCACGAGATGCTAGAAGCCCGCGACTTGCACATCATCGGTAGAGACCACAACTTACCACGGGACATTTGGGCTAAGTACCGAGACCAGTACGGCGCCCTATTTGAAGAAGAGCGCGAGTTCTACGGAGAAAATTTCCTTAACGATATTTGGCGCATATACCGCGGCTACGTGCGCACCTACAAAGACGACGATTGGAAAGTACTCGATACTGAGGGATTAGTACGTACGCAGCTGACCCCAAAAATTGAATTCGAGGGGCACTACGATTTACGCGTTAAACGCCAGGGACGGCGTTGGTTAGTCGATCGTAAAACACATCGGGTAATCCCGACCGCGGAGGAGCGCTTCAGCAATACGCAGCTCCTGTTGTACGTTGAAGCTTGGAACCGCGAGCACAGGGAAAAAGTTGACGGTATCATTTGGGATTATTTGCGCACCAAAGCCCCTACGATACCGCCGAAACTGAAGAGCGGGCAGCTCACTCGGCGCAAGGATCTCGACACGGACGTATTTACCTATCGTAAGGCGATACGGGATAACGACTTGGACGAAGAAGCTTACACATACTACCTCAAGGAACTAGCTAAGAAAGCTTCCGATCGATTCTATCAGCGAGTACCCCTACCGATACCCTCGGTGCAAATGACGAAGACCGTAGTACAAGAATTCATTACAACAGCCGAAATGATGCGTACCGCGAAGTCTTTTCCGCGCAATGCGACGTATACCTGCAATCGATGCGAGTTTTTTTCTCTGTGCCAAGCAGAATTAGCTGGTATTAACGCTAAGTTCGTGGAAAAATCAAACTATGAAGAACGCGAGGAAGACACGCGCGAAACTGGAGAGGCGTGAGTGAAAAAGCTAACTAACAAGTCGATAGAGTCGCGCATCAAGCCGCTACGTGAAGTAGAGAGCAATGTTGCTGTACTGTGCTATGGAGACCAGAAGACTGGGAAGACCGTCTTCGCGTGCACCTTCCCAAAGCCCCTGCTGCTGGTGGATATCATGGAGCGCGGCACAGACTCCGTTATCGATGTAGCTGGCGTCGACGTGATCAAGGTCACGAGCACTTCCGACATGGAAGACCTGTATTGGCACTTGGAGGGCGGTACTAAATACAAGTCGATAGTACTGGACCAAATGACTGGCTTGCAGGGGATGGTAATCCGCGAGATGAAGGCCAAGAAGAACCAGCGGCCGGAAGACGTGTTCTCGCAGCGCTCCTATGGGCAGCTCGGCGGCTGGATGATGGAGTGGATGCTCCACTACAGAGACCTGATCGATAAGGGCTATAACGTGTGCTTCCTGTCGCACCAGAAGCGTATAGGCGCCGCAGAGGAGGACGATGACCGCTTGACGCCTGAGATTACGACGGCGCTAACGGGCTCCATTACTAACTTCTTACTTGGTGCAGTGAGCGTAATAGGAAACCAATTCGTCAGGGAGTCGTATGACAAGAAGACTAAGGAGACTGAGATGCAATACGGCATGCGCTTGGTCTCAGGGTATTACCGTTGTGGTATTCGTCGCCCGGTTAGTGCGGGACCTGTACCGGAGTATATCGTTAATCCAACGTTTGATAAAATCATGAAGCTTTCCAAGGGCGAGTCATTGACTCGTCGAATAATCCGTAAATAACGAGGAGTCAATAGACAACATGGCGAAACCAGTAAAAAAGCGTAAAGGCAACATTGATACCGTCGATTTCGCGGGGGTCAAATCAGGAGGGGGCGCAGCTCCACCGGAAGGGCGCTACAAGGCGAAGATCATCAGTGCCGAGATCAAGGAGGGCAAGGAGAGTGGCGAGCCCTACCGTGATGTGACGTGGGGAATCACGTCCGATAAGTGCAACGGGCGCGAAGTGCGTTTCGACAACTACTCGCTCCAACCGCAAGCCTTGTGGAAACTCAAGGGCCTGCTGGAAGCAATGGGAGTCGAGGTACCTGACGGTGAGCACGAAGTTGATTGGGACGAGATGATCGACGGTGAGACTGAGTGCATTATCGAGTTGACCCACGACAAGCGCGAAAACGGTACCTTCGCTCGCGTGACCGGGGTAGCACCGTTGTCAGACGGTAATACCGTTGACGATAACGGCGATGAAGAAGAGGAAAAGCCTGCCAAGAAGGGCAAGGCTAAACCTGTTGAGGAGGACGAAGACGAGGAGGAAGAGCCGCCCAAAAAGCGCACTAAGAAGGACGAAGAAGAGGGCGACGAGGAGGAAGAACAAGACGACGAAGAGGAGGACGAGCCCAAAAAGCCTTCAAGCAAAAAGCTGAAGAAGGGCGCCAAGGTGAAATTCAAGGACGAGAAAAATAAGCTCGTCAAAGGTACAATCGAGAGCATCGACGGCGACCAAGCGATTGTCGTTTCGGATGACGAAGACACGTATGAAATTGACACCGACGAGTTGACCGTTATCTGAAGTCCCGCCCGCACGGTCTAACGCTGCAGCGTATGTCTCCCCGAGGGATGACCGTGCGGGGACTGGGCAGGGGTTTTGACAGTACCCCACACGGCATTATTTTGGTATACCCATGACGCCATTAACTTTATTCGAATACGTCTTAGCCGTAGTATGTGGTCTAGGCTTTGGGTTACTTGCTGTAATGTTTGTACTAGCTAATATGGTCGACTGGGACAAGTACGAAGCACGTAAAAAAGCGTGTAAATGTAAAGCACCCGATACGTCATGCAATTAAGACCTTACCAACTTGAATGCGCCAACAAAGCCCTTGCACTCATGCAGTCCGAGGGGGGCTTAAGGAATACTAGTGACCCCATTTCTACTGTTTAGATATATTTTCGCGGTCATCTGTGCAGTAGGGTTTAGTGTTTTACTTGTTATGTATGTACTAGCCCAAATGGTTGACTGGGAAAAATACGAAGCTAACCGAAAAAAGCATAAGTGCGGCTGTAAACTAGAAAAGACCCCGTGAAATTACGACCATACCAAAAAGAATGCGTCACCAAAGCTCTCGGTATTATGCGAGACGGCGAGGGCTTTCCGGGGCTAAAAAAGCGTTTCCTAGCTAAGGTACGCAAAACGGCAGGTTGTTGGGAGTGGACTGCAGCCAAAGCGCGCGGCTACGGACGGCTGTCGGTAAAGAAACCAATCATCGCGCAAGCTACTTGGGTAGCTTGGGAGCTGTTTCGCGGGCCTATACCTAAAAACATGTGGGTACTTCATAAGTGCGATAACCGCGGGTGCGTGAAGCCTGCGCATTTATTTTTAGGGGTGCAGTTAGACAACATTCGCGATTGCATCAGCAAGGGGAGGTTTCGCCCCGGGGTTCTACGTGGGAAAGATGGGCCTAACGCTAAACTAACGACGAAACAAGTGCGTAAAATGCGCCTACTAAGTGCCGCGGGTATGCCTCGTAAAGATATTTTGAAACGTTTCCCAACCATATCCTACCAAGGACTAGGGCATATACTGCGGCGCGAGTGTTGGAAGTACGTATGAAGCTACGTCCATATCAAGAGGAGGCGGTAGCTAAAGCACTGTCTGTCATGCGCGATGGGGGCGGGTTTGCGTTGTTGTTGGAACAGCGTACGGGCAAGACTGCGACTGCACTGAAGATTGCTGATACCCTGCGCCCAAAACACTTGTGGGTTATATGCCCCAAAGCGGGGGGAGCTGCGCCAGAGGTGTGGTGGCGTGAGATTGGCAAATGGATGAAGTTGCACAGCGGTCTTAACGACACTCAAATACGCATCGAGAATTACGAGCAGTGGGTTAGCAAGCGTAAAGCACGATACAAAGAAGCCAAATACCTCAACGACCTGCTCTTGATCTGCGACGAGTCCCATTACATCAAGTCGCGGGGCGCTACTCGGTCGCGGGTAGTGCGCAAGCTAGCGAGGTTCGCCCGCTGGCGTTTAGCGCTGACTGGGACGCCCATTGCGCAAGGTATACAGGACGCCTGGGCTCAATTTGACTTTATCGATCCGGGGGTATTCGGTAAATTCGATAATACTTACAAAGACCCTGCGAC